GCGGGAACTGGCAAAAGCATCCGATCATCCCATACGGCGTCAGTTGTGGACACCCACGAGGTGTCCTCCAACTTACTCCACTCATCAGACTCAACATTAAATTTGACCTGAAAGTCTTCCCACAGAAGAGCCTGAACGTCAGAAGGAGTGTACCTTGCGCCGCTGGTAGACACCAGGGAATCATCCCCGATGACATCAGCTGCCACTTCGTCCCGAACCCTAGAACCCGGAACGCCTTGTAATTTAATGTGGGAATACGCAACGTCTGACTCGGTACACATAACGTTGTCATCTATAGTGATATAGGCTCCACTAGGGAGCCCGGTGTCCTTACGATACACCTGACCATTCGGCATCTTCATTGTCGTGTAAATACACTCCTCATAATACCGAGTAGCCCTCACATAGTCAAGGGTCCCCACAGCCGCTCCCAAAGAGCGGCAACGCATGTCACGAATTCGCATGAACCGCAACCGATCATCAGTGGCATCACGTGCACTCACATCCGAACTGTACACGTCGCGACCAACATGCTTAGATCGCGTATAATGCCACCCGCCATAGTAAGGAGTCATCCCAACTCTATTCCATCTTTTTTGGGAATGCCAATCGGCATGAAGCTTTTCGCTCTGATCTCCAAACAGGCGCAAGCCAACATAGTGGTGCTTCAGTGGCATCACAATTATAGACCTGCTTTTCCCCTCAAGAATTTTCGGCGCTTCAATGCACTCTTCCTTCGGTGCCGCGGTGGCCAACACACTCTCAGGACAACCAAGGTCCCAATAGTCTGAAAGCTCCTTGCAAACCTCCTCGTCTGCAACGGCCTCCGCTTTAGTGCCATACTGCTTGTACTCCTCGCCAGGAGACGTGTGGAGCTTCTTAATCTCCTGTATAGCCCATTCATGACTGCGGGTAACAGTGTTACCAACAGCCTCCATGAACATCTCCTCAACAACGTCCCAGGCCTGATCATTCGCATCATTGTCATAGCCAACTGGCTGAGGCCGAATATACTTCGCAACATTACGCACTACATGTTCATTACTGAGTTCAGCAAGACCCCAACCCTCCAAT